CGCTGAAAAGCCGCCGGACCTGACCGGGTCCGGCGGCTTTTTTACGGAATGCTTGCGCTTTAGGCCGGAATATGGTATCCTAAACTGTAAAAATATCGCCGGGCCTATGGGCATGGCGTGAGAGAAAACGAGAGAAAGAAGGCAAGATGATGTCCCATCAGACCGTGATTGTCCTGGATTTCGGCGGCCAGTACAACCAGCTCATCGCCCGCCGGGTGCGCGAGTGCGGTGTCTATTGCGAGGTCAAGCCCTACACGACCCCGCTGGAGCAACTCCGCGCTATGGAGCCCATCGGCTTCATCTTCACCGGCGGCCCCAACTCCGTCTATGAGGCGGGCGCGCCCAAGGCTGATCCGGCCATCTTTGAGCTGGGTGTGCCGGTGCTGGGCATCTGCTATGGCTGCCAGTTCATGGCCCACGCCCTGGGCGGCCAGGTCACCGAGGCCCACGAGGACACCGCCCGGGAGTACGGCAAGACCGAGACCTATTACGACACCGCCTGCAAGCTCTTCAAGGGCCTGCCGGAGCGGGGCATCTCCTGGATGAGCCACGGGGACTACATGGCCAAGGTGCCCGAGGGCTTCGCCCTCACCGCCCACTCCGACGCCTGCCCCAACGTGGCCATTGCCGACGAGAAGCGGGGCTTTTACGGGGTGCAGTACCACCCTGAGGTCAACCACACCGAGCACGGCGTGGACATGATCCGCAACTTCCTCTATGAGGTCTGCGGCGCCAAGGGCGACTGGACCATGGGCGACTACAAGGAGAGCTCCATCAAGGCCATCCGGGAGAAGGTGGGCGGCGGCAAGGTGCTGCTGGCCCTGTCCGGCGGCGTGGATTCCTCCGTGGCCGCCGCACTGCTGGCCGAGGCGGTGGGCAGCCAGCTCACCTGTGTGTTCGTGGACCACGGCCTGATGCGCAAGAACGAGGGCGACGAGGTGGAGGCCGCCTTCTCCAAGTGGGACATCCACTTCGTCCGGGTGGACGCTGAGGCCCGCTTCCTGGAGAAGCTCTCCGGCGTCAGCGAGCCGGAGCGCAAGCGCAAAATCATCGGGGAGGAGTTCATCCGCGTCTTTGAGGAGGAGGCCAAGAAGATCGGCCGGGTGGACTATCTGGTGCAGGGCACCATCTACCCCGACGTGATCGAGTCCGGCGCCGGCGACGCCGCCGTAATCAAGAGCCACCACAACGTGGGCGGCCTGCCCGACTATGTGGACTTCAAGGAGATCATCGAGCCCCTGCGCCTGCTCTTCAAGGACGAGGTGCGGCAGTTAGGCCGCGAGCTGGGCCTGCCTGAATACCTAGTCATGCGCCAGCCCTTCCCCGGTCCCGGCCTGGCCATCCGGGTCATCGGCGATCTGACCAAGGAGAAGCTGGACACCCTCCGGGATGCCGACGCCATCTACCGGGAGGAGATCGCCGCCGCCGGCGAGGACAAGAACATCAACCAGTACTTTGCCGTCCTCACCAATACCCGCTCCGTGGGCGTCATGGGCGACGGCCGCACCTACGATTACACCCTGGCGCTCCGCGCCGTCACCACCAGCGACTTCATGACTGCCGACTGGGCCCGCATCCCCTACGATGTGCTAGACAAGATCTCCACCCGCATCGTCAACGAGGTGAAGGGCATCAATCGTATCGTCTACGATATCACCTCCAAGCCCCCCGCCACCATCGAATGGGAATAAAGTACAAAAGCCCCGCAAGCCCTGATAAATCAAGGGTTTGCGGGGCTTTTTCTGTTTCTGTGGCATTACTTTGGCATTAACGCATCAAATCATCCATCTTTTTGACTGCTTCATCGCTGGTGGTGGGGTACAGGTGCCCATAGGTCCGCAGCGTCGTTTGTATGTCCTCATGGCCCAGGCGCTCTTTCACCAGCAGAATAGGCGTCCCCAGGTGGATGAGTAGGGCCGCGTGGGAATGACGCAGATCATGGAGCCTGATTGGGTCCATACCGGCCTCCACGCACCCCTTGAGCATCGCCCGCCGGAAATAGTGCTTCGTGAACGGAAATAGCCGGTCATCCGGCTGGGGGTCGTATAGGGCGTTCTCATAGGCCCGTATCTCATCGCACAGCTTTTCCGGCAGCGGTATCACCCGGCGGCCTCGCTGGGTCTTTGGGTCCGTTATGACCTCTTCGCCCTCTACGCTCTGGAAGTTCCGGCGGACGGTAAGGGCCCGGGCCTCCAGGTCGATGTCCTCCGGGCAGAGCGCCAGCAGCTCCCCTATCCGCAGGCCGGTCCAGAACAGAACCGATAGGCCGGTCCGGGCAGGCAGCTTCTTGACGTGGGGGATGAATTGGTTGAACTGCTCCACCGTCCAGAATGACATCTCCTGGGCGTCTTTCTTGCCCACGCTACCGGCGAGGCGGGCCGGATTGATACCCAGGCCGTAGTATTTGCAGGCGTAGTTGAATATGGCCGAAAGCTGGTTGTTGATGGTCTTTGCATAGGTCGGGGCCACCTTGTCCGCGAGAAGCTGCGATTGCCACTTACGAACGTGGGCCGGGGTAATCTCGTTGAGCGGGAGGTCCCCGAAGAACGGGAGGACCCGGTGCTCGATGAGATACCGCTTGTTCTGCATGGTGGTCCGCTTGAGACGCGGCTCCATGTCCCCCAGGTAGATTTCTGCGAAAGAGCGAAAGGTCATGTCACAGCTCCGGGCGCGGGTCCGCAAGAACTCTTCCTCAAACGCCTGGGCGTCCTTCTTGCGCTGGAAGCCCCGCTTCTTTTTGAGGCGTCGCTTGCCCTGCCAGTCGGTGTAGTAAAACGACGCGTACCATGTGTTCCTCAGTTCGTCTTTGTATGCTGGAATTTCAATCACCCTTTCGGAAGTCTCCCAAATTCATGCCAGAGCGTGTGCAGGACGGCCCAGGAGCCACGATAGGGGGTCTATGAATATACCAGGACCCCCAGAACGGAGAAGCGCTTATAGGGCCTCCCACGGGCCAAATACGCACAGGCCCCTTTTCAGGAGACCCGGTAGGCCTCTGGCACGTTCTTGAGCCGGACGCCCTCGGACTGCTGGTAGTCCCGGATGAGCTGGGCGATCTCCACAGAGGCGGCGGGGTCCCCGGCTTGCAGCGCCTCCTGGTAGTCGCTCTGGAGCTGGGCAAGGTGGGCCGCCCTCCCCCTCCGGCATACAGGGCAGAGGCCGGAGACCAGGTCCGCGCAGTTTTCGATGGAGCCGCAGCTCCGGCAGCTCAGATAGCCGACAGGCAAGTTTTCCACAGTTCACAACCTCCAATACCGATGTACGCTCTATTCGCGCACGCGCACGCGCACGCGCATAGAGGAATATTATTATTACTAAGTCTTATATACATACTGTCTTATTATGGGGTGCTGATTGATACCACATTTTTTGGGGTTTTCGGTATCAATTGAAACCCTATTTCTCAAATAAGGTATCAATTGATACCTTATTTTGCGGACGGCCAAATGCTTTCAACAGCTTTTCCACAGAGTTTTCAACAATCAATCTGCAACGACTAAGGCCCTGCACTCAAAGGAGAATGGTGGAAGCGTCACGCCGACCTTTGCATCGGCCAGAGAAAACGTCTTCCCGTCCATGTGCTGGCAGCACGGGCAGGCGCAGACCTTGTACTTGCTCCCGTGGCGGTCTGCGCGTAAGGCGGAGGCATAGGACGCGCATCCGAGGCAAGCGCTGTTTAGCTTGTCCTCGTCAATCTCGACACCGATAGAGGCCATGTCGGGAATGACAACGCGGGGATAGTGGCCCATGATGGCGCTCTCTACGACGGCTGCAATAAAGCCCTTGTCGGTGCTCCCGACGTCCGCAAAGTAACGGAAGATTGCTTCCGGGAGAACGTCGGACCCGGCGATAGTGGCTTCGGCTGGCCGTATCTCTGCGGCGGCAGCGGCGAAAGCCTGGGATGAAATCAGGTCCGCCAGGTGGAGGGCCTGCTCTATGCGCTTTTTCTGAGCGGCGGTCTCGTACTGCTCCACCGCGGCCTCCCCTAATTCCGTGAGCAAAAGGCGCGGCTCCAGGGGCAGAGCGCTTATCTCACTCTCCGCGAACTCCGCCAGGATGCGATCTACCAAAGCGCCTTTGTTTCCGCTTGTGGGTAGCCCCTTTCCTTTCAGGGCCTCTTTGAGCCGCTGGACACCCAAGCGAGATAGGTCATCCTCGATGGAGGATTGCACAAGATACCCGTGCTCTACATGAGCATCAACGACGGCAGCGGAGTTGTACTGCAAGACCTTGCCCTTATATCCGTTCCCCGACCGCTTGAGAAAGAGGCCGTCCGGCTGAAATGCTGACATAGAAAAACCTCCTAAGTGAAATCGACGTAAATCACCCGGCCCTCCCGCCGGATGACGCGGCCTCGGCCTGGTCTCTCTTTTTGGTCTCGCCAAGCAGGGGCGCGGTCATCTCCTGGAGACGGCCCAGCAAGAGCACCTGCTCCCGTTCCGGCAGCTTCTCATAAAGCGCCAGCATCTCCCGCCCGTTCTCGGATATTCCGGGGACGGGCGCTTTTTCTGTTTCGCTGCCCGTAAGCAGGAATGACAGCGAGACATCAAAAAATTCGCAAATGGGGACGATGTACTGAGCCGGTATGTCACGACCGAGCTTGAGCCAGTTGTTCAGTGTGGACGTAGATACGCCGATGGCGGCCGCAAGGTCTCTCTGCGTTGCCTTTTGGCCTTTGAGGGCGCATGACACCCGTTCATTTACGGTCATGGACAAGCCTCCTGGAATACAAAATATACAAAAAATAAGGGAAAAACTTTACGTCGTTTTCATCCCCGTTCGGAGATATTTTATTGACAAATCCCCATTCGAGGATTATAATATAATCAAGCCAAAGGAATAAGGTAAAAACCTAAAACGAATGGCCCAGGGAACGGGCCAGAGGATAAAACAGGAAGCGGCAGTGAAAGCCGGGTCGGAAGCGGGCATAGCTCCGGGGATGACCGGCAGGCGGTAACGGCGGTACGAACGGCAACCTCTGGACCATCCCGAAGCCAAAAGGCCGGGTGCAACCGGCGGAAAGGAAAACCATGACTAACCGAGAAGCCTACCTGGATGACCTGGATGAGCTGCTGAAAGAAATCGACCAGCTTTTGAGTGCGGTTCCTATCGGCAAGACCAAGCTGGAGCATCAGGCGCGGGAACAGGCAGAAGATGTGGCCGGAAGAGCCAGGGCCACTATCAACTGCATGAAGCGCGATTACATCATCGCCGAGTGATGACCGCCCGCCCCGGAGGTTACGAGGGTAGAAAGGATAATTAACCTATGGGACGCAACAAGTATGAATTGCAGCGCGGGGTCCTCGCTCGCAAGTACACGACTATCCTCCAGGGCTTCGAGGAAGCCAAGGATGACCGGCGCATCGCCTGGAACTGCTACCAGCAGATCATTGCCGCCTGCGAAGCCATGCGGGACAGCGGCATGGAAAACAACTTCATCTGCTGCGCGGTCAACAAAAGCATCCGGGAGCAGGAAAGTGAGATTGACGAAATCATCACCCGGTTTACCGGCAAAGTCTACAAGGGCGTTAGGTGGCTGGACGTCCGGGAAGAGCTGAAATGCGATAGGTTCACCTGCGGCTATGTGGACTGTGTGATCTCAATGACGGTCTCGAAAGGGGCGGCTCGCAGGTTCCTCCGGGAACAGCTCTACGATATGCGGAACGAACTCACCAAAGAGCACTACTTGTCGATGTATGAGTACATCGACAAGGCAACAGGCCAAGGAGGCGGCGATGGAACCGAGGACGATTACTCAAGCTGAGGCCGCCGATCTGCTGGCCTCCGGCTATGAGACCGGGCGGTATGAGCCGCTGGGCCTCTTCCTGGTGGGAGAAGCCGGCAGGACCTGGACCGGGATTGACAACAGCACCGGCAACGCCTGGACGGAAGAGTTTGGGACCCAGGCCGAGTGCCTGAAATGGCTGAAAGGAGAGAATGCGGTGTTTACTTTGGATGAAGCGGTCAGCCGGATTTATGAGCTGTCCGCAGAGGCTCACATGAACATGGCCCGCAACCTCAAGGAGCGCCGGACCTGGTGTGAGAAGAACCTCAAGAACTACCAGATCATCAAGCGGGCCTTTGAGAAAGTGCTTGACATCCGGTACGCGGAGCGCCTGGAGGTCTACCGCTACTACTACGGCGAGGGGGCGGCGATGCGCCACTCCCCCCACCTGAGAGAAGCTGCCCACACAACTATAACCCCTTAACCGCCGGTGCAACGGCGGCCAAGTGCGAAAGGAGCTAACCAAATGTTTATTTTCAGAACCTCCAACCGAACCCGCTATGCAAGGGCTGTCCGCCACATGATGGACCACCCGGAGCGGTACGAGGTGATCTCAAGAGGGCGAGACTACTCGGCGGACATCAAAGGCCCCGCCGGGTGTGGATGGTACATCCACTACCTGAAAATTTGAGAGGGAGGCAAGAGCATGGCAACCAACATCAAGGACAAAATCGCTAAGCTGCTGGCCCTGGCAGAAAGCCCGAATGAGAACGAGGCCAAGGCCGCGCTGCTCAAGGCCCGCGAACTCATGGCCGAGCACAAGCTCAGACCCGAGGACGTCAAAAAGGCCAAAAAGGAAAAGGTCATCCGCAAGGTCCTGGACATCACTTGCACCGCCATGACCAATCCCTGGGCCGCGTCCCTCTCCGCTGTTGTTGCGGAGCATTACTGCTGCCGAGCCTACCGCTACCGGAGCGCCGGTAGCAAGAAGAACAAGATTGGCCTGGTGGGGCTGGAAGAGGACTTCGAGATTGCCCAGCGAATTGTGATATACGCCCATGAGTGTGTCATGGCCGGTATCAAGGCCCAATTCGTCAGGGACCCCAAGGACCCTCCAGGAACCTACCGCGAGAAGTGCAACGCCTATGGCTGGGGGTTTGCCCGGGGAGTGAACAAGGCTTTTCGGGAGCAGGAAGAGCAGCACCAGGAATGGGGCCTTGTGATGGTAGTCCCTCAAGCTGTGGATGACAGCATGGCCGACATGGGGAAAAAGACGCAGTTTGGCACTGAGCAGACCGGCGGCTGGCGCGACGCCTACCGCGCCCTGGGCTTTCAGGACGGCAGACGGTTTGACCCCGCATCCCGCCTGTCTGATGGTGTTCCTGGACAGCTTATGATTGGAGGTTGATGCCGATGAAGTGCAAGAACTGTGGGTGCGAAGTCATCCGCATCCGGTCAGGAGGGCGCAGCGTCGTTTGCGACGCCGCTCCGATCACCTACTGGAGCGTCCGGGATGGAGCCTCGATGTCAGAGATGTTATCCCTGCTGACCCCGAACGGGGAAAGCATCTACGGGACGCCTGCTGGAAAGCTGGAGAACGCCGTGGGTGTGGCCTACCACCCCCACACTTGCGGACTGTTGCCCATCTTCCACCGTGGCCGGGATAGCTGGAGCCGACCGGTCTACGATGACGGAACGGGCCGCCTCCTGGTGGACGTGGACCCGCGAGCTGGCCGAAAACCGGACATCTGCACGAAGCAGGGCAACGCCTTTGACGGTGAACCCTGCGACCCGGTAGATGGAGATTTTATCTTCATTCCGCGCCGGGACACCTGGTAACAGTATATACCAGAACGTCCCAAAAAACAAGCCGTATAAATTAGATACAAGGAGGAACCAAGCATGAGAACGGCAAACCGAGTTAAGCCGAAGACTGACTTCGGCATTGAGGTCCGGCTCTTCACCGCACAGACCGGAATGACGGTGAAAGAGCTGGCCGAGCGGTCCGGCGTCAAGTACACGACGCTGATTGAGACCACCACGGGCCGCTGTGCAGGCCACCAGCTCATCCCCATTGTCCGGGAGTACATGGCGAACTACGAGCAAAAGGAGGCATGACCCATGGCGATGAAGCCCCTCAAGACCGCCCACGATATGTTCTACTTCGTGGAGGACGTGATGCAGATTTTGGGCTACTCCAAGTCTAAGAGCTACAAGGTCATCAAGAGCCTCAACCGCGAGCTGGAGAACCAGGGCAAATGCACCTGTGACGGGCGCGTCATCAAGCGGTATTTCCATGAGCGCTACGGCCTGGATGAGCTGAACGCGTCCGCGAGACGGGGGGCGTAGCCATGGAGAAGAGCAAGAGACGCCGGAGCTATGCCCGCGCCTACTACCGGCTGTCCGTCCTCTGCCTTGCGGCCATGGTGACGGCCCGCCTCATTCTACTGATGATTGATGTCATCCAGCTTCAAATCCAGACCGCCGGGGCTTTTTCAATCCCCGCGAGCGCGGCAATCTTGGTATTCACCGGCTGGGAGCTGAGAACCTGGACCGGTCAAGGAAAGGAGAAAAAATCATGTGGACCTACAAGTGTGACCGCTGCGGAGCGGCGCTTGACCCCGGAGAGCGGTGCGACTGCCAGGACCGCCCGGCCAAGTACAACGGCAAGCCGATCTTCACCCAGGAGAACTTCAACTACTCCGAGGCCAAGATAGGCGACTATGTGGAGCAGGCCGTTGTGGATGACGCCATGGACTGTCTGCCTCCGGCCTCGATGAGCGCCCGGTGCGCTCAGATGGGCGAACCGTACTCCCACCGGGAGGACCCGGAGACCGGGCGGCTCCGGCCTACTTACTACACGTTCAAGCGTGTGGCCGGAGAGTGGCCTAACGGTATCTGGCAATTCTGCGGCTGCTGCTTCCAGGGCGAGACCGTCCCCCGTGGCAAGGACCCGATCTACTGCTAAGAGGGGGGGCGAAACGATGAAGCGAAGCTGCG